CCTATATGGAATGTTTTACCAGAGCTATCTCTGATATCATCTAATTTGATAAGATTAACAGGATTAATCATAATTAAACCCTCTCACTCATTATAGTTTAGTTGATTTTATGTATTAGAATATTTTATTTTAATTAGATATTATAATAGTGAAGATCGATGAATGATTTTCACTAAGTCTTTTATTTATAAAATAAAATATGAAAGGAAGTACTAAAATGAGTACCACTAACAAAGAGCAGTTTATCAAAAGTATCATCAATGATCCTATTTGCATTCCTTCTAAAGCTGTAAAAGAAATCCTTAATACGAATTGGCAATCTGTAGATACTAGAATGCTGTATACATTCATCGTTCAGTCTATGCATTCTTTGAAGGATAAATATAGTCTTCTTACTAATCTTCTGAAATTTGTTGACGATGACAATTTCAGAAAATCTATCAAAGCATTCATTGCATGCCGTAAATATGAATATACTGACATTAAGAAGAATAAGGATGGAAATGTAAAGTATATTTACAACGTATATTCTATGGCATACCATGATAATAAAATCGAGAATGATTTTGAGTCCATTGCTGATTATGATCATAGATGTGATAGATATATCGGAGCTGCAAGCTCAGTGGATATTGCTCAGAAGATGATAGTTCTCGATCGAGCAGAATATAAATGTGATGAAGAAGGAGAAGACGATGTAAATTATCAATTGTTTTATCGAGTTTCTAAGATCAAACTTGCTTGCAGTGAGCAAACTGCAGATCTCGACTGCACTTATGGCGAGCTTTTCTTTGATAAAGAAGGAAATCTCATAGATCTCTTTGTATATGATTATTCTATTGATGATAGTGATGATGAGAAATATCCGATTTCTGATCTGAATGAAGATTATGATTATTGTAAGATTTTTCACATTGCAGAATTCATGAAACGATTTACAAAAGATCAGAAAGTGAAAGTATACAATAGTATTTATTCTTTAGGACTTTGTGATGCAAAGAAGAAAAAGAATTATATTATTGGATATCTTAATGATCCAGTAGTTGCATCCTGTGCAATGGTTAGGGGTTCTAAAACTGTAAAGAATAGACGTGATTATGAATTCATGCCTATTCAGTATATTGATCTCTAAGAAAGGAAGATAATTATTATGACTAATGAAAAGAAAGATTTTATTAAATCCATTATCGAAGATTATGACATTCTCACATACACAATGCGAGATTATTATGAAATGCTTGAAATGACTCGCCATTCTATCAAAGAAGTATTTCCTAGTGATGAAGAATTATTTCACATGATTTATTGTGCAAATATTCCTTCTATTAAAAGAAGATCTCTTCTCACTATGCTTAAAGAATATACAGATAGTGGTGAACTCAAAGAAGCTATCGATAATACTATTGAAAGGGGCGATTATGCTAGAGAGTTCTTTTACAATGCAGATTCTTCTGAATTTGCATTTAATCTTTATGCTGGAGCGTGTGACTCTTCCGCATTAGATTTTGATAATATTCAATCTGAATATCGTGGAACATTTTCTTCTGTATATGAAGCAGTAAATTATATTAAGTATTTCAATTCTGAATGTATCAAAGAAAATAAAGGATATGAAGAGCTTCTGAAGCATCGTTATTATCTTTTGTCTAAAGATACTATTCTGAAGAATAGTAATTATAAATCTGATCGATTTATTCCTAGATATGGATTTATCGTTATGGATTATAAAGGAAATGCTCTATATTATCATTTTGATCAATATGCAATGAGTCAGAATGCAATTCATGTTTCTAAGCCTCATCCTTTTGTCTATAAAGATGCTGATATTAAGAAGCATCCTTTTAATGTAGGAGATATTGTATATCCTAGATGGGATGGTAGAAACATGGAAATCAAGGATTCTAGGATTGTATATTTCGTATCAAAGAATCAAAATAAAAATAATGATGGAAAGCATTATACTAGCGGTTTGATTCTTGATTGCTATGATACAGTAAATAATCGAATCTACACTCTTGATAGTGTAGTTTCTCCTTTTAGCCTTGATAAGAAATATAATACAGATTATGAAACAGAAGGAGAATTGTTCGATTTTGTTACTAAATATTCTTCTTATCTAAAAGGAAAAAATGAATATACCCTTATCAATGTAATGAATTCTTTTGCAGATTTAAAGAAAGGAAATTAAATGGACGAAGAAAAAGCGATATTAATCAAAGCTGCAGGTATTTGGATTGGTACTCTGTTTAAGAGCAATAAATTCTATTATATTGGATTGGAAATTATTCCTCCTAAAGAAGATGGAATTCCTACTGCAGTGTATTATTACTACTCCTCTAATAAGTCATTGCTTGCAACTAAATATAGTTTGAGCACTCTCTATAATATCATTCTTAGTTTCAATAGAAAATATCATATAGTGCTTAAACCTATATTTATTGGAATGGCTTCAGGAATGCAAAAGTAATAGAAAGGAAGAAACAAATGAAAAACAAAAGTAGCAAACGTCGGAAACAGATCTTGGCAATGATTAAAGCAGAGTGTATTCCTATGGGTAAGAAAACTCCTCTTACCTATTGTGATGGCTATGCTCTTGATTATCAGCCTAAGCCTAAATCTTATCTCTATCAGCAGATTGAGAATTTCACTGATGTATTCTCTAACAAGCAGGATACTAATCCTATTGAGATTGTATGCAATCCTCTCTGGGTTGGTACTGGTAAACTCGCTCTGAAGAGAGTAGAAGATCTTGAAGCAAAGTATGGTTGTCCTAATCGATAAGGAGGTTTAATATGATTAATGGTACTTTCCTTTTGTTTCCTACAAGAAACAAATCTGAAGAAGAAATTCAGTCTAAGCTTTCTGATCTTAAGAAAATGACTGAGGATCCTAATATTTTCTATGTTGTATTTGCAGATAGTAAGAAAGAGGATGATTATAATAACATGATGATCCTCTATGCAATGCAGTGCAAGCATATTATTATCTCCAAGGATTATCAGGATGATATGATGTGCAGAATTGCATTTGGTATTGTTCTTAATCGTGAGGATGAACATAGCTTCACATTTGAAGAATAATTAAAAGTCCCAGTAGAGAGTTAATCTCTACTGGGATTTATTTTTTTTACAATTGACTCTCGTCGTAAGGGATTCCAGCTAGATCTTTAACAGATCTATCCAATTCTACCATAAGTTTAGAAGTTGCTGCAAATAGAGGAATAGAACAAGTCATACGTCCAGAGATAGAGCTTAGAGACATGAAACTATCAATATGCTCATTAGGCCTGAAAGCAGTATAAGGTTCTACATCCTTAGGAATAATCTTCTTAATGATACCCTTATTT